GCAAAGATTGAATCGACGGTCGGAACTGCTGAATCACTCGTAGCGGCTGATTGCACGATCAATGCTTATAACTTCTTGATTCAACCGGAATTCGAGTTCGAGGAGCGGCAGGGGCAAGGTGGCTTCGGTCGCTTGGCGTCGATCGCAGGGGCCCGGATCGGTCGCGCAACATTCGGCATCGACCTTGCCTACGATGGATCAGCGGTTCCAGCATGGGCCGACCTTTTCCTGCCGGCTTGCGGGTTCGTGAAATCGACAGCGACGTTTAAGCCTAAGACCCAGGTTCCAGCGTCAGGCTCAGACGTTAAGACTCTCACAATCGCGGGATTCTTCAATGGCGTGAGGCGGCAAATCTACGGAGCGATGGGGACCGCAAGGATCTTGCTACCGACTGGGCGAATGGGGCGGATTGAATTCGACTTTAGAGGCGTCTACAGCGACGAGGCTGACGTTGCGATTCCATCGAGCATTGACTACGTTAACACGCTACCGCTTAGGGTTGCAGGTGGGGCAACGACTTGGAACTCGGTCAACCTTTGCCTAGAATCGGCGACAATCGATCTTGGCAACGTTGTAACAGCCAGGGAATGCAGTACCTCGGCGGCTGGTGTCGATAACTTCGTGATCACCGATCGAAACATCCGAATCACTGGGAATCCAGAATCCAAATTGATCGCCACCCAGGACAGATACGCTCAGTTCAGGGATTCCACCGAAGCGACTCTATCGTTTACAATCGATGGACCATCTACTTCGACGCTGGTTATCAGTGCACCTAAGGCTCAGATCGTTGCTAAGCCGATGGGAGAGCGGAACGGGATCATGATCGACCAGCTAGAATGGCAAGCTAACAAAAACGTGGACACAGCAGACCAAGAATTGAGCATCGCTTTCAACCATGCAGCCTAATACGTTTTCAGCAAGAATCGACGGTATCGAAATCGAGTTTCGTTTGAAGCAACTTCGGTTTCGGGACCAGGAAAAGGTTATCTCTTTGGTCGGTGCGTTCCGCGATGGGTCGAGCCCTAAAGAGCAGATAGCAGCGTTACGCGAAGCCTTCGGTCTTTGCGTCGATGGTTGGGACTTGCAAGCAGACATTTCCGATTGGGATCTTGAGTTGGATATGACTCAGGCAATCAAGGTTGTGAATCGATGCTTGCAAGGCAATAGCCCCTCGGAGACTGAAAGAAAAAAATAAGGGTTGCCGCGTATATCAGATGCGGCGAACTCTGCAAAAGTTGCTCTAGGTCCAGATGCGAATTTGAACCAACAGAGCAGCAGCCGGTACAAGTGCCATGCGTCGATTGCGACGGGGCGGGGATCGACGATAAACAACCATGCGAGGCGTGCGATGGGACAGGATTCTTCGAGGTCAAGCAGTGCCCGAAATCTTTCGTCGGACATCGCGTTTCGGTCGCTTCGAATGCACTCAGTTACCTCGACAAGGGAATTCTACCTGAGTCCGGTGGCCTTAACGATCAGCAGGCTTGGCTTGTCGCTTCTTGGGATGCCTTGCAGTCCGACGTCCAACGGATTGAGGAAGAGCGGAGGCGTAAGTAATGGCTGACATTGAAGTAATATTAGGAGCGAAAAACGAAGCATCGCAGGTGCTCAAAGACTTTCAGTCTCAGGTGACATCGACGGCTCAGTCGATCGAGTTTTCTTTCCGTGGCTTGGCTCAGTTGGCAGGCGCTACAGCAGCGGTAGTTGCGTTGGTTGAGGCCGGAAGGGCATTGGCGACGTTCACCAGCGATAGCATATCTGCTTTCGATGCTCAAAACAAAGCAGCAATCAGACTAGGCGAAACGCTCGAACTGATTCCAGGTCAGGCGGCTAACGCTTCAGGTGAACTACGCAAGACAGCAACAGAGCTTGAGCGGATTACCAACGTTGAATCGACCAAGATTCTCGAATCCATGACAGGGGCACTCAGGCGCGGTGCAGATCCTACGCAGCTAGATGAAATGAGCGAAGCGGCGATCGGTCTAGCAAGGGTCTTCGATCGCGACCTAGCTGGCGGAATGCGACTCGTTGAAGAGGCAACTAAAGGCAACTTCGATGCGTTCGTTGGGCTAATTCCAAATATCGAATCGATGGCTACCAACAGCGAGAGGCTAGCAGCGGTCGAAAAACTTGCCGAGGCTGGACTGACCAATAAAGCTAAAGCGGCTAGAGACGCAATCGAAGCCAGCGACGCATTGCACGTTTCTACTAAGCGGCTATACGAAACGGTAGGCGAGTTGTTAGCACCAATCAGGGACGTGATCTACAACGGCTTTACGTTGTTTTTCGACTTCTTGACCAATCAGATGGGACCTTCACTCGAATCATTCGATGAAACGGTTAAACAGGTCAAGCAAACGGTCGAAGGTTTCGCAATGTCGATAGCTACAGCTTTCGTGACTGGGTTCACGATCGCGGAAACTGCTATCCAGAACTTTAGCAGCATCCTCAAACTAGCTATCGACTCGGCTACATTGCAGATCGTTCGATTGTCGCAAGACATACCGCATATGTTTCGCGGAATGCTAGAGCAAGCAACCTACATCGCGGAAAACCTCGGAAATCTTACGCTTGATCTGTTCCAAGGTAACATCAGTTTTGAGGAAGCTTTGGGCAGGCTTCCACCGATTGCGGAAAGAACAGTGACCGAAACTGAAAAGGCATTGCAGGCGGCGATCGATACTGCGGCTGGCGATTTGGTCGAGGGGTATTCTGAAAAACTCAAAGAGCGATTGGACCAACTTAAAAAGGGTTTCGATTTCAAGGCAGAGATCGACTTGCAGGAGCGGCCAGGATCCAAGGGCAAGGGGTTGCTTGACACGCTCAGGGAATTGCAGGCGTTTGAATCAAGAGTCTTGACAAGAGGGCCAGGGTCTAGCCCGATCGATAAGATCGTGGAAAATACGGCAAAGATGGTTCAGGAACAAAGCTTAACCAGGACGGCAATCGAGGGCCTAGATGTTTCCCCATCGACTAACGTCAACTTCGAGGAGGTCCGATAGTGCTTACCGACAAGATCGTCTCGGTTGATTTGATGTGGTCAAAAGCGGGCGGGGACTTCGGAGCGACGGACAATTTCCGCAAGTTTAGCGGTGCGATCAATTCGGCGTACCAAGTATTTACGACCTATGATGCAACCTTGCTAGATGTTTTGCAGGCCCCTGGCATACCAGCGGCAGGATCAAGCTACTCGTCGGACTTCCCGTTTGTTTACGCAGAACAAGCAAGACCAGAGAAAATCAGCCCAGTCTATTGGATCGTCTATGTAGCGTACAATGGCGAGGTCAATTTCAACGGCCAAAACAATCAGCCGCAAAGCCCCCTGCTTACAGCGGCGACGCTAGATTGGGACGACGTGGAAGTCGAGCTAGAAATCGATGAGGACTACGACGGAAAACCGATCGTGACGCCAAACGGAGAACCTATAAACGGCGTTCGTCGATTGTTCGCAGATCAGACCGTGACCATCCGAAAAAACATGCTGTTGTTCAATCCGTTCGTCCAGGCGAGATACCGCCAGTCGGTCAACAGCGATCCGTTCCTAGGATGGCCCCCTGGGACCGCAAAGATGCAAAAGTTCCAAGCAACTTCGGTGCGTTCATCTGAGGTCAATGGCGGCGGCTATTGGCAAGTCACAGCAGTGATGCAGTTCCGATGGCCCTACCGTACTGTCCCTGAAAGGGCTTGGTATTCCAGAGTCAGGCTTGAGGGTTACTACAAGCGGGTCAACCTTCCGGGTCCTCCAGTCGATGGCGTTCAACCATCGGCAATAGTTCGAGCAACCAGGGCAGGCGAACCAACAGCCAAGCCGGTCCTGCTGGATGCTCAAGGCTTCCAACTTGCTGACGTCGATCCTCCCGATCCTCAGACGGCCAATTGGCTAGAAATCAAACTTTACGAGCCACTCAGTTACAATGCACTCGGTCTACTTCCATAAGGTGAAAACATGGCAACGTTAACTAACGTTTCAATCATCCTTCCAGACGGTCAGATTTCAAACCCTGACATTTCCGCCAACGCGAACATCGAAACCAGCAAGATGGAACAGCGGGTGCTAGCAGAGTACCATGTTCCGATCGATGCTTTTCGAGTGTGGGATGCAATCAGTACCAATCCAGTCACAGCAGCGGCTAACGACGATTTGGGGCTAGTCCAAGGCACTTGGGGATCGGCGGTCAATAAGATCACAGCGGGCGATTGCAAAGCGGCAAGCGTTACGCGACGGATCTACTTTTCGGTTCCTGTCCCTCCGAACTATGACGACGGGCAGACAGTCCAACTTAGGTTCCGGGCCAAGATGGAAACAACTCTGAGCGATGGCACTTGCACGATCGATGCAGAGGCTTACATCGCCAACGATGGCACTCTGACCAGCGATCTAGTCACCACGGCGGCTCAGTCAATGAACAGCCTGACAGCGGCAAACTATAACTTCACGCTGGCAAGCGGATCGATCGATCCAGGCGACTTGATCGAGGTTCGATTAACGATCGCTTGCGTCGATACGGCAACAGCTACTGCAGTAACACCGGCGGTTTATGAGGTCGCTCTACTTTGCGATACCAGGGGCTAATCGGTGGCAGAAAAGAACGTCGGATTCTACAGTCCAGCACTTGCCAAACGGATTAGAGACAATTCGTTTGCCTGGGAGCGGGAACGGGCAACCAAGCCGGTCGAGATCCGGCAAACGGTTCCAGATCCGATCTATTTCCACAACGCTTCAGCCCATACGATACCGGCGTATGGTTGCGTCCAAATGATCGGTACGCAAGCGATCGACGGGCAAGACGTTATCAAGGTTGATAGGCCGTTTGATTACACCGATTCGGTAATGGGTCCGTTCTTATTCAACGGTCCTGCTGAAGTGGAAGCCAATGGCCTCGGTACGGCTCAGTGGGGACCGATCTACAAAGCGATCAAAGACAGCGGAACTTACACCACGGGGACTAGGTTCGGTCCAGTCGCATCGTCCTTTGAGAGTGCCAAAGGATGCCTCTATACCTACATCGGCGATGATGACGTTGTAGAGAATTGCGTTCGGCTGATTGCTTGCGAAACACCCCTTTTAGCGATCGCTGGCAGTTCAGGAATCTCGGCTAACTCTTCAGGCGAAGTAACCGCCAAGCAGCCCGCAAGTGGCAACTGGACAGCAGGATCGATTACCTACACCGCTTGGAATCCCACCGGGGTCGCGATCAGCAGCAATGCTCTTTGCTTGATCTATCCGGTCGATGCCAAGTGGGTCGCATTGGAGCTTTGCTAATGGGTGGACACGGTCGCTGCTGTTGTCAAGCTTGCGAATGCCTGGAGCAAAATGAATTGCCAAACATTTCTATCAGCGGAATGACCGGCGGCCCATGGGTAGAAACCGAATGCTGCTGGGTTAAGACGTTTACGTTTAACACTCCACAATCAGTCACAACGGTTTGTCTTCCGGTTCACTCCAAGAGCGATTACACGGTGATTTGCGAAGCGGATATCTACGCAGTCAAGGCTCCGCTTCCTCCGCTTTTTGCGGATGATTGCCAAGAGTGGCCTTTGCCGATCGAGTATTGTTGCTCTACCGATGCACCATACTTACTTGCAAGCAGAGAGGCAAAATGCAAAGGCACTTGGCAACAAAGGATGCGGGTCAGCTACAAGCCGAAGGATATCGTAGTCAAAGCAAGCAAGCAGAATTACTCTTGCGATGGCGTGCCTGAATGTAAGCTAGTTTTGTACGCGACGTACAATTACGAGTACAACTATTTGGTGATGACCGAAGAGGATTCAGACACAAGCTACTCAATGACTACAGCCGAGAATCAATCTTGCGTCGAGCAAGGCGATCCGTTTCCGCCATGCAGCGAGGCGTTTACAGAGCCTTCAGTCAGTTTCGATTGCACTACTCCGCTTGACACCGGATTGTTTGGTTTCAGTTTTTCAAGAGTCAAGATTTATGACGCTTGGCCAACTGGAGCGGTACAGTTTACGAACGCAGATATCTTGCCTGAAAACTGTTCAACTCCAATTTGCAACGAGGATGAGTTTTTAACTCAGGTGTGCATTCAGATCACTGGTAGTGAGTGCAAATTCTCTTGTCCGGTTGGTACGTTGACTACTGAGCAGATAACGCCTCGAAACATTTGCGACGGACCATTTGTACAATACGCTTTCACCTGCCTACCTCCGTTCGAGGGCGTTGAAGCCTGCTTTGAAACCGATGGAGATGATCGTACTTGCACGCCGATAACCAGGGGTAAGATTGCAATCCCAGGTGGAGACTATCCAAACTGCGACGACGAGCACACTTGCAATGACTTTTCAGTTACTTGGTTGAATTTCACGCCCTATGGATTCTTTACAACCAATCAATCTGTAGGCGATGGATTCTTCAGTTCAGCCGAGGTTCCTTGCATCGCTGGTGTTTCTCCTCCTCCTGTCGCGTGCGAATGGGGTGATGATCCTTGCGGCGGCGATTACGCGCGAAACAACTTCGGCATCTTCTTGGATTACTTCGACGACATAACAGCCTATTCCTATTCGGCGACTTGTTCCAATACAACTCAATCTCTTTGCGTGAATGCTCCAACGTGGACAATAACATTCGCATAAAAACGATTGTAATAGGCAACGGCAAGCCTACTGAGTACGCTACCGCGATTTCTCAAAAGCGCGAGGGCATGCGGGAGATCGTTACAAGATCCAAGGCTAATCCCTGGATCCCGCTGCACGATGGGGCGGTTAAAGACGCAGAGAGCCTGCTGAAATGGGAAGCGGTAATTCCGGGTTACGGTTGCAAGTGTCGTAAAGACTACTTGGACTACAAAGCAGAAAACCCGCCAGACTTCAGCAGCGAAGAATCGCTTTGGTTGTGGGGCGTCGCTTTACACAACTGGGTTAACCGCAAGCTAGGCAAGCCTGAAATCACGATCGAAGAAGCTCGAAACATTTGGAGGCGAAACGATGGGCAAACCAAAGACAGCGGCTCGGATCTACCTCGAAGAACTTTGTAGCAAGTTCCCCGACGCTCCGAATCTTGGGCTAGCCAAGCGAGCCAAGAAAGAGCGACCGGAATCCTTTGCAACGATCGAACACGCTCGGAATATGATTCGCATTATTCGCGGGGCTCACGGAACCAAGAACGCAAGATTGGCCACACAGAAAAGGCCGAAGGGTAAAGCCGGTCGAGTCCCAAAGATGCCACCATCTCTGGCGGAACCGTTCGAGGTCTTTGAAATTGATTCTGAGCGATGCGGGATAATTTCCGATGTTCACATACCCTATCACTCCGAGGTAGCTTTTGGAGCGGCTATAAAGGCCCTCAAAGCGGTCAAGATCGACACACTGCTAATCAACGGTGACTTCGCCGATTTCTATCAGGTGTCTCGGCATCAACGAGATCCGAAGCATCGACGGTTCAGCGAAGAACTCAAATCGGTCGTTCAAGGGCTTGAGTGGTTGCGGTCGGAGTTTCCCAAGCAACGAATCGTCTACAAACTTGGCAATCACGAAGAGCGTTGGGATCATTTCATCTGGAATCGCGCTCCAGAAATCTACGATCTTGCCAATGTCCGAATTGACGAACTGATTCAAGCAAAGCGGCTCGGCATCGAAGTTGTCGGCGATCAGCGGTTTATCATGTTGGGCCAGTTGCCAATCTTGCACGGCCACGAATTGGGCAAGTCAATTTTCAGTCCAGTCAATCCGGCTCGGGGTGCTTTCCTTCGGACGCATCACACAGTCTTGGTTGGGCACAGCCATCAAACCTCGGGCAATGCTGACACGGACATGTTTCACTCAGAGACGTTCGTGTGGTCAACTGGTTGCCTTTGCGACTTAACCCCTGCTTACGCGCGGAACAACCGATGGAATCACGGTTTCGCCTGGGTTGACATTGCCAGAGACGGATCGTTCAGCGTCTCGAATCGTCGCATTGCAAAGAATGGCGATGTTAGGGGGGCATGATGGACAAAACCATCCATTGCAAAATCCGAAACAAGCGATGGACTTTGGTGTTTACGCGCAACCCTGATCTAATACCCAAGGGCACCTGGGGCGTAACGAAACACTGGCAAAAGCTTATCGCGATCCATCCTGACCAGAAGGGCCAAGAGGCCATCGGAACCGTGATTCACGAATGGTTGCACGGTTTTTTCCCTGATGCCAAAGAAGATGTCATCTTGCAAGCAGAATCGGAGCTAGTCGGATTGCTCGATTCGCTTGGTATGCTTGCTGACGAATGGGGGCCGGACGAGATATAAAAAAAGCCGGACGAATCCGGCTAATCCCGCTCTGACCAGCTTCCGCTGAGGGTGTCCAGTAGCGAGTAGTTCTATCACCCTGTTGCTACAGCCCGCCGTTAGGCGGTTGTCTTTTCCAGTTCGATAGTTTCGATTGCAATCGTACCCCTGACACCCATATCTCTCGCACACTTAACGCAATCGCTTTTTTTGTGCATGTTTGGCAGTATCAGTTTGTTGCCAACGTAAAGCGACCAGTTCCAGTATTTTTTCTGAGTGCCAAAGTTTCCGCTCTTTGGATATGGGCCGTGAATTTGTCGTCTTACGATCTTTGCTTGGCTCATCTGTCATCGTCTCCGGTTAGTGGTTTGCGTCGATCAACCGCGATCAACTATGCAAGCAGTATCGGCTCTAAACTCCAATTCGTCAACACGAATTGAGGCAGAATAAAGCAAAAAGGGCAGAAAAACCCGATTTGCTCAATTATTTTACAGGGGAAAATTTTTTAGTGATTTTTGAAAAGCCGGACGAATCCGGCTCGATCTTGTAATGAATAAAGGGGTAAATTCATTAGGGGTTTTCACGCTCATCGCTTTTTCATCCTTTGTTCTAGCTTGAGATCCAGTCGTTCTTTAACCATCCGATCCAGCAAGGCATTTACAGCCCATGCTGAGAATCCTAGCCCAAGCTTCGCGGCGTGAGTCTGAAATTGGACATAGAGATCATCCTCGATCTTGATCGAGCGATTGCGCTTAGGCTGTTCGCCACGTTCGCGGTAGGTTTTAGGTTTCATGATTACCTCTTAATCGTTTCGACGTGGACTACAGGCAACTGCGGAACCCAGGTAAGTATCGCGGAATCTTTTGAAGGTTCATACGACAAATGCGACAAGCGGAAAACCTTTCCGTTTTGACTCAGTAATGCCTTGAACACCTCTGGAGTGCAAACAATCTTGGTTTTGATTTCTACATCGCCAGCGGGATGCGTCTGGACTGGTATTAAATTGGCCATGATTACTTCCTCGACATCGGCATAATGACACAGACAAGATCACCAGCGACGAGCTTGACGGGCTGGCTAGGGCTCGACAGGTGCAGTTCAACGATCGATGACGGATCGACCGACCGCAAGAAGTCTGACAAGAACCGATAGTCAATCGTGGCCTTGCACTCTCTGTCTGTTCCGACCGGCATGGTAACGCTCGATGTTCCAACATCGGCGGTACGCGCAGCCATCGACAAAGTACCATCGGAGATTACAAGCTCGATGCCACGGCTCTCGCTATCAGCCACAATCGACGCTTGACGAACAACGCTTGACCAAGGGCCAGCGGGAATGCTGATCGGGTCTTGATCGGGAGGGATGACGCCTTGCCAAGCGGGGAATCGACCTTCGACCAGTGGAGTCACCAAAGTCACGGAATCCCCTCGAAACATCGCTTGGGATTGCGATAGGGTTGCAGTGGCTACGCCGTCCCCGATCGCACTAGCAACGGTCCTAAGTGCCTTATCAGGCACGATGCCGGTGGCAGTCTTTCCGCCTTGCGTCTCGATCTTGAGGTAGGCTAATCTTCGCCCATCGGTCGCAACCGTGTGGAGATCATCCCCAACCGAAAACAGCACACCGCCAAGCTGGTAGCGGGTCGAATCCTCATCCACTGCGTAAACCACCTGAGATGCAATCCGGCGAAGCCCTTCGGCTGGTAGATCAAATTGGCAACCCTCCGTGAGTTCCTTGACCGATGGAAACTCGGCAGGATCTTTGCTTGGCAGGCTGAATCGAGCCGATTTTCCGAGTATCTTAACCTCGGTCGAGGTCGCTTCGATGGTCAATTCTTCGTCGGAGGATTCCTTCAAGATCGTCAACGCCTTCGGTGGTAGCAGACACTGTCCAGCGGTGAGGCTGACCGGCTGTCCCTTAAGCACCATTCCAATCTCGTTGTTGCTTGCGTGGATTGCGTATCTTCCTTCGACTTTGCAGACGATCACCTTGACCGATGCGAGAACGTCTTTGCCACGGCTAGCCACTCCGAAAGCGGTTTGCAGTTGCTCGGAAAATTGTCGGCGGTTAATGGTGAGTCTCATCTAGTTGGGTTCCTTCGGTTGGGGGTAAAGTAGTTGCATGACGGCATCGGCAATCTTGATAGCTTCGGCGGCTGCTCCATTCGCTTTCCAGTGCGATCTGTTTGGATTCGCACAGATGCCCATCAACGCTTGCCCGATGTAGTAGCGGCGTTCGCTTAGGCCGTTGTCCCAAGCGTCTGACGGCACTGGGAAAGCTGGTTCGCCTTCAATTGGTTT